AGACGTAACATTTTTAGAAGAAAGAACTTTTACTGCTGGAGATAATTTAGTTTTAAATGGTACGGACTCATCATCAACAAATGCTGATAGTAATCTAATAATGGAGTTTGCTGATGGAAGACATAAATTAGCAGATGAGGATTTTGTTACTGGTGATGAAGTTCATTTAGTGTTAGAGACAGCAGATGATGTTTCAATAACTGGGCATTATCATCTACCAGTGGGTACTCCTCATACGGATGACGATGGTCATACAGCAGATGAACATAGAGAAATTGATTTGTGGAATTATAAATTGGGAGTTTTGATAACTCAGGAGAATACAAATGCCGGCAGTGACTAGAATAGGAGATGCAGATGTTCCACATTGTTCTAAAATGACTAGAGCCGTAGGTTCATCAAATGTATTTGCTAATGGTATTGCGGTAAGTAGACAATCAGATATTAATACAGTACATAAAAAACCCCCAGCACCATGTCCACCCCATACAGCACCAATTACATCAGGTTCATCTACAGTTAAGGTTAATGGATTGGGTTGTGGTAGAATTGGTGACGCAATAACAGCTTGTACATCTGTTGCTGCAGGAAGTCCTAATGTATTCGCAGGACCATAAGGAGAAACAGTATGGCTGATACAGTAACAGCAAACTTAGCAGGAGCTAATGAACTATTTAATAGTCTTATATCTAAATTAGATACTATTAAAAGTGATTTGTTAGGGGGGTTAGAAACTGAAGCTTCAGCATTAGCAAGTACGTTGAGCAGCGACCTTACAGCAATAACAGGCGATTTAAGAAGCATGATGCCTGCTATACCAGCTCTTCCTGATATAAATTTACAAGCAGGATTAACAAGTTTGTCAGGCCTTACTGCCGGATCTGATAAACACACAGCTTTACTTAATGATATTACTTCAAATTTTGGTTCTGCATTATCTACTGGTGGATTTTCTTTAGACACTCTTGTATCAAAGGCATCATCAGCTGTTGATCTTGGAGATACTTTGTCTGGGGTTGTTCCAAATTTTGTAAAGGGTGCTGATGGGTTAACTGATGCATTTCAAATAGCAGATGCGGTAAAACAAGCAACGGAAGATTCAGTAAAAGAAATAGCATCCACATTTACAGTTAGTGATGCATTAACATCTCGTATTTCAGCAGTTGCTACTAATGTAGAAGCTTCATTAGCAGCAATCACATAAAATGTTGCTGATAAAAAGGAAAACTTTAATCACCCTAAATATTTTTTATTGGATGCCGGATTATGAAAACATATTGCAACAACTTATTTGGCAGACGATGGATGTTAAACCGAAGTACCCAAGGGTGCATAAATTTTTAGATCACTGGCATAATAATATAGATGCTAAATTAAGTGAAATTATAATACACGATAGTGAAAGGAGTATATAATGGCAAGGACAAGTTACGTATCCAAAGGTGAAGGAAAAAACGTATCTAAGTGGGCAAGAAAGGCAATGAAAAGAGAAAGAACAGGTTTTCAGAGAGCCAATGCTCAGTTGGATGCATTTTGGGAGGGAAAGAATGTTGTTCTTACTATTCCAAACCCAAACCCAAATGAAAAAGGTAAGCCGTTTATACGAAAAAACGCAAAGGAAGTATGGAGTAAAGATAGATTTATTATGAAACAATCTTGATATATTTTTTATAAATAAACATAAGAGGAGTCAGTAATGGCAACACCGACTGCACATACAGATGCACAAGGTCAAAATGATATTGACCGTAATGTCCGACAGTATAAAGATTTGGATCTTTTCTTTGGGAAAAAACAAGCATCTAATGATATCAATAAGGTTACTGATATTCAAGCAGTTAAGAGGTCTGTTCGGAATCTTGTATTATTAAATCATTATGAAAAGCCCTTTCATCCAGAAATTGCTTCTGGTGTAAGAGATATGTTGTTTGAGAATATGACACCAATAACTGCTTTTATTATTGCAAAACAAGTAGAAGATGTTATTGAGAATTATGAACCTAGAGTAAAATTGATTGGAGTGAGAGCTTTACCCAATCTGGATCGTAATGAATATGAAATTAGTATAGAATTTTATGTAGTAAATACTCCAACAGAGTTGGTAGATTTAACAGTATTTCTAGAGGTATTACGATAATGGCAGCAAATGACACAAGATTAACAGTAACAGAATTTGATTTTGATGAAGTAAAAGAAAATCTTAAAATATTTCTTAAAGCACAGACAGAATTTACGGACTATGACTTTGAGGGTGGTGGTATGAATATTTTACTGGACACTCTTGCATACAATACTCATTATCTTGGATTTAATGCCAATATGCTTGCAAATGAAATGTTCCTTGATAGTGCGTCAATACGATCCAGTATCGTTTCTCATGCAAAGACATTAGGTTATGTTACGTCTTCAGCTAGGGCTGCAAAAGCAAAGATAGATGTTACTCTCAACACAACAGCTCTTTCCTCAGCAACCATACCAGCCGGAACAGTTTTTACCACTACGGTTGATACTGTTCCATTCCAGTTTGTAACTGCAGCTGACATTACTAAATCCAATACTGGTTCTGGTATTCCTTTTGTAAGTACGGATATCTATGAGGGCACTTTTGTAACAACGAGATATACGGTAGACACATCTGATGTAGAGCAGAGGTTTCTTCTTACGGATAATAGAGCGGACACCACCTCACTGCTAGTTAAAGTACAGACCTCCTCAGCAGACTCAACTACAAATACATTTACTGAAGCTACTGATATAACTCAGGTAACATCATCAAGTAATGTTTATTTTTTACAGGAAGTGGAAGCAGGATTATTTGAGGTTTATTTTGGTGACGGTGTTATAGGTACAGCTCTTTCTGATGGAAACATTGTTCTGCTAACTTATGTTGTAAGTAATAAAACTGCTGCAAATGGTGCTTCTGTATTTACGAGTGCTGCAGCAATTGCAACCGTTACTGATGTATCTGTTGCAACAGCTTCTAATGCAAGTGCTGGTGCTGAACCAGAATCCCTCGCATCAATAAAATATAATGCTCCTCTGGACTATGCTGCTCAGGGAAGATGTGTGACTGCTGAAGATTATAAAGTTTTTGTAAAGAGATTTTTTAGCAACACACAATCAGTACAGGTATTTGGTGGAGAAGCAGGTTCGTTTGATTCGAGTCTTGGAGTGGTGGATACTCAGGAATTTGGAAAAGTTTTTATATCAATTAAATCAACGACAGGAAACAATCTAACAGACACAGAAAAGGAGCAATTGAAAACAGACCTTACTCCATTTAAGGTTGCTTCCATTACCCCTGTAATTGTTGACCCACAGACAACGCAGCTTATATTAACCACAGTTTTTAAATTTAATTCCAGTAAGACAACAAGTACTGCAGCTGAATTAGCAACCGATGTGACCAACACACTTATTTCTTTTGACGATGATACACTAGGGCAGTTTGAAGGTATGTTTAGACATTCACAGGTAACAGGACTTATAGACGATACCGACACTTCGATAACAAGTAATATTACAACTGTTATGATGGGACAGAATTTTACACCAACCACAACAGCATCTACATCTTATATCTTACAGTTTAATAATGCAATATTTCATCCGCATGCTGCTCATGAATCGGGCACTGGTGGTGTAATTGCTTCAACAGGATTTACGATTAGCGGAGACACAACTAACGAGATATTTTTTGATGATGATGGATCAGGAAATATCAGAACATTTTATCTTGTAGCTGGAGTAAGAGTATACAAGGATGAAACAGCAGGAACAGTTGATTATACAACAGGTAAAATTACAATAAACGGAATTTTCATTACCTCAATTTCAAATGTTGATGGAGCCTCCTCTACTATTATTCGTATAACTGCAATTCCAGATTCTCTGGATATTGTTCCTGTTCGTAATCAAATATTGGAAATAGATTTTACAAATACAACAGTAACAGGAGAAGTGGATACCGTCGCAACAGGAGACTCTGCAGCGGGTACAGATTTCTCTCCAACTTCTGCTCATCAACCAACAACGAGTTTCTAAAAAATGGCTCCATTTGATAGTTCATATTCATCAAACCTGACCACTAAACTCAGTCCTCTGATTGAGGGTCAGGTGCCTGATTTTGTTCAAGCGGATCATCCTCTATTTGTCAAGTTCCTAAAAAATTATTACGAATATCTTGAAGCTGGTGAGCTCAGAGTTACTGTAAATATTGATGACCTTCTTCTGGAAGCAGAAACTATTTCCTATGCATTGGATACTGATGGTAAACATATCACTCTGGAAGATGGTGCCGGAACTACTGGTAAATTTGTTGCGGGAGAAACCATAACAGGAGAAACAACAAAAGCTACAGCTAAAATTCTTGTTGACGATTTGGGAAACACAACAAAACCCAGATTGTTTATAACCTCTCAACAATTATTTCAGACAGGAGAAACTATTACAGGTGGAACTTCTGGAGCAACTGCAACGGTTACTCGATACAGAGCAAATCCTGTACAGAACATACAGCAACTATTAGAATATGCGAATGTAGATAATACCATATACGATTTTCTGGATCAGCTTCGTGATTCTTTTATGAATGCTATACCCAACAATTTAGCAACTGGTGTCAATAAAAGAAATCTGATTAAAAATATAAGAGAACTTTATCGAGCAAAAGGAACATCAGAAGGTCATAAAATTTTTATTAGAATGTTGCTTGATGAAAATGCAACCATAAAATATCCAGTAGAAGATATGTTGCGTGTCTCAGATGGTAAATGGACTTTTCAGACAATTCTAAGATGTTCCCCTGGCACCAACTCCATTGCTTCAGAAATATCAGGAAGAACCATAACCGGCCAAAGTTCTGGTGCTACTGCTGTAGTTGCAGCTGCATCAACAACAGCTGAAGGTGGAGAGGCCATAGTAATATTTGAGATTAATCCAGATTCCCTATTGGGAACTTTTACGGACGGTGAAACAATTAAAGGGACTTCTTCTGTTCAAGATATTTCCATGTCATTTACGGTTCGGGGGATGGTTACAAGCACAGTTGTAACTGATGGTGGGATACTTTACTCTGCCGAAGATACCATAGAACTTGATACCAACACTGCAATCGGTAATGGTGAAGCACTTGCAAAAGTTGAAACTATTAAAACAGGAAGTGTAAGTGACGTTATTATAGATGATGCTGGAACTCTATACGAAGTTGGTGACACTCTAACATTTACAACCACTGAGTCTGGAACCACCACTAAAGCAGCAACTGGATTTGTATCT